CCGGAAACGGCGACAGCAACTCACTACTCTATTTCTTGGTCAATCTAATCTACCAATAGCCACCCTGACCTAATGGAAGCGAAATGCAACCATCAGGTAAAGACATACTAGGGTAGAGACCAATCCAAGTCCTGCCTGACCAGCAGTTAGATTAAATAGGGTTATGGTTGTAAGGCATGCAACCAGTGTTGGTCACATAACTTAGACCACAAATCTATTTTGACATGAGAAACATACAATTAAAACTGCTTTTGGTGAAAGCAGTTCTAATAATAGGTTTTCCACGCTCTAACTACAATCGCTATTTGCAATAGAGTTCCCGCTATTAGAAAGTTGTCAACCGACTAATAGCGTGCCGAGGTGTTTAGAATACTTTCGTCATGGTGAAAGCCATACGTACTCATATTTTAAACATTTAGGCAGGTACTCCATTGCAACACTCCCTCTGTCCGTCAGTAGGTATTAACAAAGAAGGGATGCCACGTCTGGTATCCTTTCTGAGTGACTTACTTACTGGAGATCCGTGGGATACTAGATTACTCATGACTTAGTAGTACCTTACCAGGGTACTACCAGGTCATGGGAAAGCTAGTTATGAATCGATAACACAAGGACCAACTCTCCCAAATCAATCATTATTGAAAGATCTAAGAGTAGTTGTTCCAAGTATTATTAGATTCAAACCAGGGATCACATGGACAGAACCTCACTTAACAACAAAAGTAGGACCGTTAGGTCCCGCTCTTGATCAAGCATTGAATGAACTAAGATTCCTTCCTTCGTGGCTAGTTAAAGACTAGATCACTTAGGGAGGGTCCGAATTCACTCAATACTTGAGAAAATGTCAAGTGTAGGTACGTAACCTAATGGCTCCATAGTCTGTGAGAACTCCAAGAGGTTCACACCTCCGAAGATTATCACATGTTCTGGATCCAGAAGGAAAAGTCAGAGTTATCGCAATATTTGATTATTGGTCACAAACTGTCCTAAAACCAATCCACAATGCTTTTCTGCATATGTAGAAAGGGATTGAGGCAGATTGTACCTTTAATCAAACTGGCCGCCTAGATTCCATTTCTCCGAATCCTCGTTTCTACTGTTACGATCTTACGACCGCAACAGATAGATTCCCATTGTGGTTTCAAACAGATTAGTTTAAAATCATATATGGAACCGAGAAAGCGGAGGCTTGGATGAGAGTCCTAGTCAAAATGGACTTTATGACACCAGAGGGAGATCGCTTGTTTTATCAAGCCGGTCAACCAATGGGGGCATATAGTTCTTGGCCGGTATTCTCACTATGTCACCACCTAGTAGTTCAAATAGCCGCATAGAGGGCAGGACTAAACCTACCGTATGCAAACTATATGTTATTAGGTGATGATATAGTTCTAGGTGATGAGATGGTAGCGAACAACTACCGCCTCATCATGCATGACCTGGGTGTGCCTATCGATTTAAACAAATCCTAGGTA